GAAGTGTGTGCCAACCATCATCATTCATCTTCTTAACAAAAGATTTTTGAAGAACTTCTGTTGCACGACCAACAACATCCCAACGTGCATCTCTAGCATACTTCAAAAGGAAGTCAATAGAAGCACCAATGTCATAGGTAGGAACCATGACGTAATCACCTTCAACATGACGCTCAGGAATACGACCATGATTAGGGATAGTGTAAGCAACAAACTCAGACTCAGTGCCAGGAGCAAGGAAATCCAAAGGAAATTCGCTGGTAGCACCGGGAGCAAGCTGAATAGCTTCAAAGATACCACCAAGGATATCACCATCCATAACACCTTTTCTCAAAGGCAACTCAAGAGCTTTAGCAATTTCAGCCATAGCGGTCAAAGATTCATTAGAATCAAAAGAACCAGCTTTAGCAAGCAACTGATTCATTTCATCTGTATATTCAAAATATTTACTCATAAAAATACTCCCTATAGATTATTGTAATTAGACAATGTTGATTTCAACTTTAGCGTAACCATCTGGATCTTTGGTAGATAACCAACGTCCAACTTGGTCACTTCTGTCGTCTTCACTAGCAGTAGTCAAGTAACCACCATTTGCACCGATTGCAAAATGAACTTGTTCACCAATAACAGGTGTTCCAGAAATTTGATCTGTAACAACAGTACCGCGACGAAGCAAAAGGACTTTACCACCCTGCTGTACTTCATCTTGATGATAATTTAAATGTTGACGAGTCAAATCAAGATTAACAACGTCATTCAAAAGCAAACCAGCAGGCTCATCAGTGGTTGCTGTTGGAACCTTAACAGTTGCAGCGGAATCATCCATAGCTGCACCGGAACCACCACCATCATGAACAACCAAAATACCTCTCTCAGCAGTTGCATTCATGAAAAAGCTAAGATCTGTTAAATGTTCTACTCTATCAGGTCTAAGTGCCATATTTAATTCTCCTAAAAAAAGGACTTATACTATTTTTTTAAAACTTTTTGAGTAACCCAATCGTTAAGATTGGAACGTAATGAAGCAACAGCTTCTGTTTCAATATCTTCAGATGCAACAGAAAGATTAATATCTTCTTCGCTTGCTTCAGCAGTATCTAAAACTTCTTCAGAAGCTTCGACGACTTCTGCTTCAAGCTCTTCAGCCTTTGCTTCGTCATCTTTCTTCTTCTTTTCGTCATCATGCATACCAGCTTCTGCATCGTCATCTTTCTTCTCATCTTTTTTCTTCATATCACCATGCATACCAGCTTCAGAATCTTCTTCAGCCTTGACTTTACCACCTTTCATGTACCTCTTCATTGCTGAAACAAATACATCAAATTGGTCATCATTAAGATTAGCAAAAGTTTCAAGTTGGACTTCTGCCTCTTCAGCATCCATACCAGCTTCAACTAAAGATGCCATTCTCTTTTCTTTTTTGTCTTTTTCTTTCATACCATACATTTCAGCTTCTGCTTGATTTAACTTTTCAGTCAATTCAGCAATAGTGGCTTCAAGAGAAGTAACTTTCTCTTCAGCAGCTTCAGCAACGGTAACGAAAGACTGTTTTTCAGTCTCAACATTTTCCAAGCTTGCTTTAAGCTCTTCAATTTGAGTCTCATATTCTTTAACAGAAGCTTCTGACAACTTTTCAGTCAACTCTTTAACTTCTGCCTTAGACGACTCAAGAGCAACTTTCAAGTCAGCAACTTCTTTCTCTAAATAATCTGACATTTCACTCTCCTGTTTAGGTTCAGAGATAGGATTTTCAACAACAATATTTGATACACCTTTTTTGTTGAAACATAAACCATCTATACAAGATGCCTTACTAAATGGAAAATCTCTATCCGAATTAAAAATAATACTATCTGGATTTGCTGGATTAGCAACAAAACCTTTTCCGCTAAAAGTGATATTCCTTAACAATCTACCAACCTTATGATCTTGATATACACCACCACCACCATAAGCTCGTAAATGTTGTGTAAGGAAAGCAGTATTTTCACCTCTAGCAATTACATGGTATTCACCATCAGGCGATTCAACTGCATAATCAAAACCTTTAAAAATGCACTCCATAGAAACACATTTTTCACCAGACTGAATTTCCCTAATCAGTTGTTCAGCCCTAGCTTTGTATTCAGGATCTTGCCACTGTCTATAAATAACAGAAGCTACTAATATATGATATACATCTGGTAAGTCTTTACTGTTAATATCACTGTTTAATAAGTCAAAGTTTTTATCAACAGGCCAATTTCCAATAATATTACCAACGATTTCTTTTTCATTGTGCTCAAGATTTGTTGGTTTATATAATGGAGTTTCTCTAGATGCCCAGACTTCATCTGGACTAAACACATCATCATTCTTATTCCATGAAGTACTTACAAGAATAGAATATACTTTAAAAACGTCATCGTCATCTGAAGATGCTTTTGCTACTATATCTTTAATATCAGTACTAAATGTGTTACTAGAGGACACATCTTTATCTAACATAGCAGGCATAGTGTAAGCAATAGAAGCATTTGCTCTAATCTGCTTTTCTAAACCGGCTTCTTTTTCTGCTTGATAAACTTTCATACCTTACCTCGTATAGTTATAGGTGTCTTACCTATTCTAATCTACACCAATTTATTTTGAAACATAAAAATCTGCGTAATAAGAAGCCCTTATGTTTCTAATTTCATCAATACTCAATTTTCTATCTAAAGAAGAACCGGCATCATCAATCCAGTCTTTACAGTGTCTAGTATGAGTTTGACTAAATGCTTTACTCATAGCTTGACCCATATTTTCCAATGTCAAATCCACGAACGGTTCTAAATTCATCAATATGTTAAACTTAACCTCTTCTGCATTTTCAAACTCTTCAGCAGTAAGACTTCTCATATTTCCTTTAGTATATTGTTCTAAAATCCCAGGATTCATAAATTCTGCAATCTTATATTGTGCATCCCTAGCCCATGTCTGAATAGATGCTTTCAATGCAGGTTTGAATGTTCTTTCTTGTCTTGGACCTGAATCATTTGAATTTTTAGGTCTACCAACTTGACCTGTATCTGCTGGTTGTTCAGGTCTACCCTGTATTTGAGGACCAGCTTGTTTTTGTCTTTGTTTTGTTTCTTTCTGTCTCATAGTAAGAACAGAATCTTCACCCTTTTTCTTTTCATTAAGTTCCAAACCAACTTCACTTGGAGATGTAAGACCAGTTTGTAAAGTAATCTTTTTCATTTGGAAATCTTGATCTGCCTGATGGAATGGACTAACCTTCTCATCTTTTCTATTGTTTTCATTAGCTGTTCTTCTAATTTCCATATCAGGATTTGCCTTAATGTATCTCTGCAAGTATTCATCACTAAGAATGTTTCTATCTGCCATACTCAACAAGATATTCATAATAGAAGAAGGATCTTCCAAGTTCATATAATCAAATTCAATAACAGCAGGATATCTAAAGCCCATTGATTTTTGAACGATCTTAACTTGCTCTTCCCAGAAATTAGTAACAATAGTTCTTACATAGTTTAATCTCTCAGTGAGAGTCTTCAAAGAAATAAAGTTATTAGTAGTTCCACTAGCACCAAATGTTCCTGTTAATGTTGGAGGAATACCAAGTGCTGCATAAATAGCCATAAGAGTTGGACGGTACTTTTCTTCTCCCAAGAAAGACTGAACATCCGTACTAGTTTCAATCAATTCAATATCTGGACCCCAGATAATATCCTTCGTGCCACCTTGAACATTAGCTCCAAGAATACTTTCCAATGCACTAGATGCTGCTTGGGTTGGTGCAAGTTTGTGGTCTAAGCTACCAAGTTTCCAAACGCGAATCTTTGAGATAGCACCATCCAACGCTGCCTGATCAGCTAATTTTAACTTCTCATACAACATTAAATCTCTGAAACAAGCATAAGTCATAGGATCTGCCCATGCTTGCCAATCATCTTTTTTATAGTAATAAACAAAAGTCTTATCTGGATCTAAAGGAATAGGCTTATGATCATTAATAGCTCTTTTTAATTCTGATGGAATCTCAGAAAGAATCTTTTGTATCTCAATGTTTGGATTATTAGTCATTTGACTAAGTTGCATTCCATATGTAGATGGAACTTTAATTGCATATCTTATTTTATCTGTAAGAGATGCTAAGGGTCCACCAATAACTTCTATTAACATTGGGTCAAGAAAGTTATACTTCCAAGGTATTTCATTTTTAGCATACTGTATGTCCCCTCCTATGGGTTGCATATCGGGGGACGCTACAGCACGTTGCATCTCCAACCGCTTTTTAGCATTGATTTTAGCAGTCTTTGATTTTATTACGACATTTGCTTCTCTGAACAACAGGTTGCATAGCCTTTCAGAAACAGCTTGTCCATCTATCCTATTAAACCAGTCTTTGTAAAAATTCTCTACCCTCTTGTTTCTATGAGCTAACCTAACACCCTGACAAGCAAAATCACCCATCAAGTCAATAGAGTTTCGTATTAACCCAATTCTTCTATAAGCATAACGAGCAAATCCAATAATCTCTTTTGGAGCAGTTGGAACTCTAGAATCTGGACGGAACCAATCAAAGTCAGATTGCTTTAGACCGGGACGACCACTTAAATCAGTTGTAAGGTCAGAATAATCTCTACGATATGAAGAATAACTTGCCTTAGAAATTGATTGATTAGAAATGGCTTCACCATATTCAGCAAATGCCTGTTCCATATCTTTCTTAGATGCCCAACTACGATATGCTGGATCTGACATTAATTTTACTCCTTAGAAGAATAATAGGTATTATAATACTTATTGATTATACACCATTACTCATTGAAAAGTGTCAATTATTTTTCTTGACCATAAAGCATGTGCCGGGAGTATAAGATTGTGCCCATTCTGGACCTACATACATTCTTCCATCTGATTGTTCATTCTTACCACCCTGTCCAATAATCCTACCAATATTAACATAAGTAGGAGCAGGTATAGCTCTTTGCATAGAACGAGCAATCATATTAGCAATAACAAGAGCAGAATAACGGTCTTTTCTCATCCTACCCTTTTTACCTGTATCAAGTTTGATTTCTGGAGTATCAAACCTTTCTCTTCCATTAGATGTAACACTCACAACCACTGTAGTAAGTTCAGATTTAAGCTCTTCAATATCCATAACACAGTCTTCAAGAGTATCATACAGCTTCAATGCGGCTGAATCTCCATAAGTTTCTTTTAAACTCTTGAATTGCATTTTATCTTTTTCAGTCATAAGAGAGAGTGTTACAGTGTCAAATCTAGGAAATAATAATACCTTATCTTCAATATCTTTACGAAGACCATGATTTGCTTTACTAGTCCATTCAGCACTTGCAAAGTTAATATATTCTAGAATATGATCCCCAGCAATATCATCGGTAGGTTTTTTCTTATTATCCTCTATTATGGGTAGGATTTTTCTCTCTCCGGGTTGTAACTTATCTTCATCCGCTAGACCTTCAGCAATCGCAAAACCACCACCTTGGGAGTCAATGCCAATTCTTGAACATGGAAAAACTCTCATAAGTTCACGAACTTTCCTAACACAGAAACTATAATAATCACTTACATCAGTAAGACCCATTCTCATACGGGCCTGAAAATCTTTCTTATTTGTAGTCCATGAATAAACAAGTCTGTGATGTTCTGGATGGAGTTCAATAATGATAAGAGCAAAGTTATCCTGTTCACTAGCGGGGTCAATACCATAGACATACTGCCTATCTTGTTGACCTCTGGTAGTAACATCAAAAACAGAAGGACAATATGAAGGCCACTCAGGTTTCTCTACATTTTTATTGTGTGCCGTTGCTGCTTCAATTAAACTTCTTCTAAAGAAACCTTGAGAATCAGTTGTGAAACACGCACCGTATTCCATTTGATAGATGCCATTGTGCATAGTTGCTCTAGCTCTTGTAACCTGTTGATCATCCATAAAGCCTTCTGGAATGAGTTCATACGGTATTCTAATAACTGAGAATTGTGTCCAGTCCAATCTTTTCATATAATCTGGAACATCCCCATTTTCTGTATTATCAGCCATTCTGCGGAAGTCGCCTTTGTTCTTAATCGTAGAACAATATTTCTTCCAGTAATCTGCAAATGGTTCAAAGTCATAACCACATGTTCCCGCTAGAATTGACTGGTTCTGTTGTCTTTCTTTGTATTCGTCCTCTTGATTTTCTGTCCATCTACCTTCTGCTTGCATCTTTCTACGCTTCGCTGCCTTCTTAACATTATCTGTAGGTTTAGCAGACACAGCAGCAAAACCAGCAA